CGTCCAATGTTGGACAGTCTGAGCCTACTGAACAGCCAAAGGCTGATGCACCTAAACAGCGTTACTCCAAAACAGCCATTGTAAATGCTGTTATTGCTCAGGCTGAACTCAACGAAGTTGACCTTGAAGAAATCATAAATGATTTACTTGAGGTATTGGCTGATCGTCAAAAGGCTGTTGCATGAGGTACAAAGTACCTAACACCAAAGCCAGCGTTGAGCAATCACAGCTTGACGCTGCTATGTCACAGTTCTGTGAACTCGCAGAGGACATGAACCGTCCAACATTGGACACTTTGATTGATAACACATTAACTCCTAAAGAGTTAAAGAAACGTGAACCAACACTTATCTACGATAGTGGATGGAAGGATGCATCATGAAAATTATTCTCGCTATTGCTTGGTCTGTAATACTTGTATTACTTACCTATTTGACCATTGCCGTTGTATCACTCAATGGTCACTTGCACATACTCATAGGCATTGCGGTTCCCGTTGCAATGTTGGGGTTTATCACAATTTGTGAACGGCCTCTTGACAAGTAGTATTACATAGTTATATAAACACTTGATACTTTAGTGAAAGTGTTATATAACATATGTATAATACTAAAGATAACTGAAACCGTCCAATGTTGGACACTTTAAACGGAGTTTATTATGACCTATCAAGATCTTCGCCAAACATACAGTGATGCTTTCAAAGAGTATCATGGTGTTCGCCCTCATGGTTTCCTCAATGATCTATCTGTAGAACAGATGGAAAGCGCCATTGAGATGTATCAAGAGTGGGTTCAGCAAGACCTTGAACTTGCTCGTGCTGATGAGGATAAAAGCATCAATGCTTGTATGGATCATGGTGCTCCTGACATAGACACTGCCATGCGGTGGCTTGAGCAAGCTAACATCCACGCTGAGTGGGCTTAGTTGAAACCGTCCAATGTTGGACAAAGATAGCCGTAAGGCTAGCTATCACTTTAAAAGGACGATACGATGTATCAACGTGATGTAAATGAGATCAAAGCTTTCGTAAAATGGCGTGGCCCAGATGCCTTGGTAAACACTGGCTTGTTTGTACTGCTCACAATCCAAGCTGGCTTGTCCACAGTCCGTGGCAGCATGGTCAAGGTTGAACGTGATTTCTACCAAGCTGATTGCTTGTGGGGTAAGAAAGCTGATGGCTACGAGTACCTAAACGAGAACAAAGAGTTCTTGTATGGCAAGCTGTACCACATAGTAGACACCAAAGGTTATGACAGTGTGGAAGCATGTGCTGATGTCATACAATTGTTCATGGCTGTACCTAACCTTGGCATGGTCAAAGCTGCCTTCCTAGCTCAATGCCTTGGCTTCAATGTGGCATGTATAGACAGCCACAATATCAAGCGATTGGGTATATCACCTAACCTTGTGAAGACACCGCCATCAGGCATGAAACCCGCTACAGTACGCAAGAAAGTTGAGCAGTATGTCGAACTGACGCAGCAAGAGGGCAGTGAATACTGGTGGAATACATGGTGTAAATACGTGGCAGGTAATCGTGCCAACCGTGCCTTGGATACTGGTGATGTGGTATCACGTTACCACGTAGAATGTATAACATATGGATTTGAACATGGCTAAGAAAACTTCTGTAACATACCGAAACCCTGTGGCAAAGGCTATGTTACAGGAGCGTAAATCACCACAAGTCGTGCCGCCTAAGAAAGGTAGCAAGGCTAAACACAACCGAAGAAAGGACAATCTCAATGCGATACGAGATGCAAAACTTTATCAAGATGACTAAACGAAAACCGTCCAATGTTGGACAGTCTAAACGTAACGACGATTGGAAACGTGATCGTAAAGTAGCACGTCAAACTAAACTTAACCTTCGTAAAAAAGTAGCATAGGAGCTAACACAATGACAAACGCAACATCAACACGTCCCGTAGTAAAATCATCTAACCCAAACCTGTATGTACAACACACCTTTCACATGAAACGTGCTACAGAATACACGTACAACTATGCGCCGTTAGATGATTACATTCTTGCGAATTGGAAAACTAAAACGCATCGTCAAATTGCTGATGAAACAAATGAGTATTACAATCGTGTAGTGTACCGTGTTAGTGTTCTTAAAACACTTGGCTTGATTAAGAATAAAAATCAACGTGCAACATTACTACGTCAACGTAAAATGTATGCAACATTCATTCAGGACATTGACGCAAAGTTGGCGCAGCATAGCTAATGCTCTACCTATTGTTCACACCTTTCGCTGGCTACTTTGCTATGCTAATTACTATTGTAATCATGCACAGTGTAGGCTATGACGTGAGAGGTGTGGACACCTTCACTATCTGGTGTATATACATTCAGATATACGTATACTTATTTGTGATAACAAAACTGAAAGGTAAGTCAGATGACAGTAATTCTCAATGATTTCACAAACCAAGAGTTTGATTTCTTGGCAGAGATGATACACGAAAAAATTACAGACATGGGATATACAAACGATGGCAACTTTGCCTTTACGTTGTCTGTTGAGTTTGAGGAGAGTGATGATGAGAGTTGAAGTCTACTTCAATCTACATAAGAAAACATTCTCTGTTCGTTCATGTAGGACAGGCAGAGTTATGGTACACACTGACGAAGTGCACATTGAAAACCCTAAGTTTGTAGTGCGTCAGTCGGGGCGTAATCGTGTACTCAGTGAGGGCAGGAAAAATGTCCATGCCTTTGTGCGTGGTGATGCCACATTTTTTCGTTATACAAACCGTCCAATGTTGGACACTATAACTTACAACCCATACAAGTATGCATCTTTTGTTGACAAGCAGACAGAAGAACCTGTATACGAAGCAAGTCGGGCATGGCTAACTGTGACCGACAAGATACCAACAATACAAGCAGAAGGAGTACAAACATGTTTGTAATATTCGCAACTAAGCCATTGAATGATGGCACAAAAGGTTTTCGTTTCAATGTCCTTGGACGTAAGGGCTTGTACCGTAAACGTAAGGTAACGTCACGTGGATGGTTTAAGTATCAACCATTGGACAGCATGAATGCCTATCACTTTGGCAAGCGTACATTGTACGTTGAACATGCGTACAACCCTAACAAACTATTTCATTTTGCAGGATAAGGAGATCCAGATATGACTAAGAAAAAAACACAAGAGCCAGTAACATACCTATTACAAGAGGACAAAGCATTAGAAATGCTTGAGTTGTACAATGCGTTAGACCGTATGCTAGATGACGCAGCAGAAATGTTTGACGTAAACCTGAGTACGTTAGCTGACTTGCGGCACAAAGCGTATTCGTTAAAGGAGACATTTAGTTTCAAGGCACAAAAGCACGATGAATACGAGGACAGACCATGCCATTGGAAGCCATGTGTTCTGCCTAATGATGATCGTGCATGGTACTATAATGCCAAGCATTAAGGCATATGAAATTGTCTTAGAGATTGATGGACAGGAGAGTTGTATCACACTTGATGATACCTTTCCTGCCATTGATAGCTGGGCAAGTGCTTGCAGCATGGCAGTCCTAATGGCAAAGCACATTCACCCTGACAAAGAAGTAGAGTTCGTATCATGTGCAGAATACGAAGCAGACGAGTATGCAGACATTGGTTATGTCTATGATGCACCAGTAGTATTGCAATAGGAGAAAGCAATGGCAGCTAATATAAAACTAACTGAACGTATGTTGAACAAGTCAGAGATCAATGCTAACAAAACTGTAAAACAGTTCATGTGGGATGACTTTGGCATGAAATATACTGACCCTTTCTTTGAGCAAGGTAACAAGCTCACTGTGATAGGTGAGTACATAGACGGTGAGGAAGCAGACATAAACTTCTTCAGACGATCAGGTCGTGGTGACACGATGCTTAGTATACAAAAGCTAAAGCAATATGCCGATGCAGGTAATGAAGTACGCCTCATCTCAGACAGCGAAAGCGATGGCGATGGTACACGTATATTCATATCAGTCTACTCATCTGGATCAGAAACCGATGCCGCCTGATGATCCATGTGATGATTGGTCAGGTACACCTTTACCTAAAAGGAAAGACAAATGATTGAAGCAGCATTGATGTGCCTTGCACTAAACGTATACTTTGAGGCACGTAACGATAGTATGGTTGGGCAGTATGCCGTAGCACAGGTAGTCATGAACCGTGTGCAGTCCAACAAGTTTCCCAATGACGTGTGCTCTGTGGTTAAACAATCACGCAAGGATGGCACATGTCAGTTCAGTTGGTACTGTGACGGTAAAAGTGACAGGCCACGTGAGGCATATGCATGGGCTTATGCTCAGATGGTAGCTGTAGATGTACTGCAAGGCACAATAGACATGACACAAGGTGCAACGCACTATCACGCAAACTATGTACGTCCATATTGGGCTGACAAACTAGAGTACACTGTGACTTATGGGTCACACCTGTTCTACAAATAGCTAACGCCCCTTAGTGGGGCATTGTATATCTTACATAACTATGGCACAGTTGCCACATACTTATCATAAGGAGAAAAATAGTATGGCTTTTGATTTTAATCACCCAGATATCGTACCTGATTACATGGACTTTGACGTAGCTTTTGAGCCTACCAAGGTGAAAGACAAGAAGTACGTCATCAATGCTACATCAGGTGAATACCTTGGCGTAGTAGGTAACACGTTTACTTGTGCATCACATGGTGACTTCTATCGTGGTGTTCTTGACACAGTGACAGAAGAACTGTCTGACCATGAGTTAGCAAATGCCAACACACATTGGCGTACTGCACGTAATGGGGCATGGGCTATGCTTGACATCACCCTGCCTAACATGAAGACTGTCATTGAGACAGACAAACACAGCACTGAGATTGGCAATCGTATCATATCATTACATGGTATTGATGGATCGTGCAGCAATCAGGTGTACTTTGGTGCCATTGATTTCTTTTGTACCAATGGAATGATTAGAGGGGAGTATGACAAAGTGCGTAAGAAGAACACATCTAACTTTACTATGGAAAGTTTCATCTACGAACTGACACGAGCACGTAAGGACTTCTATGAGGAAGCCAGCAAGATGCAAGTGTGGGCACAGACTGACCTGAAGTACGTAGATGTAAGCTCACTGCTTGACAGCATGATTGCATCTAAGCGTAAGTCTGAGAAGATGTACAGCTTGTACATGCAAGAGGCTTCACAACGTGGTCACAATAAGTGGGCATTGTATTCTGCCTTCACCAACTATGCATCGTATGCTGATGAGCGTAATGGTTTCAACCTTCGTAACACTGGCAACGACACACAGGCCGTAAGCATGTGGTCACGTGAGCAAGAGGTGTCCAAGTGGGTATCTGATGACAAGTTCATTACTTTGGAGGCTGCATAACACATGCCAAAGCTACCACGCTATGTACAAGAACGAGCTTCACCCTCTGGGGTGATCTCATACCGCTTTAACCCGCCACAAAACCTTGTCGATGAGGGTGTGGTCAAACGTGAGGAGTATGGTACAGACTTAAAACAAGTGCGTCAGATTGTTCGTGATCACAACAAGGCGATTGACACATGGCGTGAAGAACAAGCACAGGTTGTACGAATAAAGTCTAGCAGTAAAGTTACTGATCTCATTAACTATTACTATATGTCTAATGATTTCAATGCTTTACGTCACTCAACTAAGGTTGACTACAGGTACTTTCTGACTGTGCTGCATCAGACTATGGGGTGGCGTAAGTATGAACACGTTACCTCTAAGGTTGCAAAGCAAGCATACGAAGAGTGGGTCAAACGTGGCATCAGTTTCGCTAATCATGCAGCAACATGTGCCAGTAGGGTGTACAACTATGCGATACAGATGGAGCATACTACGTACAATCCTTGGGCAAACATCAAACGTAAGTCTGCTGCACAGCGTAAGGTGGTGTGGACACATGATGATGTTGTCAAGTTTCTTGACGTAGCATACAGCGACTTTGAGTATCGTAACATTGGCCTGATTGTACAGATGGCATACGAGTGGTGTCAGCGACTAGGTGACATGCGTATGTTGACTTGGGATAACATTGACTTTCGTACTCAGAAACTAACTCTTGAGCAGAGTAAACGTAGGGCTGACGTAGAGCTACCAATATCAGAGGATCTATTACATATGTTGAACGAACAGCGTAATGACTTTGGTTTTCAAGACTACGTTGCCCCACATCCTAGACCTACGGATGGTTCGTACAACCCTTATGCTATGGAGAGACTATCCAAAGTGGGTAGAAGGGTGATGCGTCTAGCTAAACTACCCGAAGAGTTACGTCTTATGGACTTACGTAGGACAGGTGTAACACAGATGGTAGATGCAGGTGTACCATTGCCCCAAGTTATGGCGGTGACAGGACACAATCATGTGTCTTCTGTGAAACCATATATGAAACATACTTACACAAGTGCAAATAGTGCCTTGACACAGAGAAACGTAAGTGTATCCTTGAGTGGAGCGAACAACATAGAAAGTGATACAGTATGAATATGAATGATCTTATACATGATTTAGAACTTGCTAATGGTGAAACTAAACGTATGACATGCCCGTCATGTAATACTAAGAATACATTTACTATTACTAATAATATGGGTAAGATCATATGGAACTGTTACAAAGCTGGGTGCAGTGCGTCAGGTGGCACACGTACTCAACTTACTGCTGATGACATACGTAAGTCATTGGGTAGTGTTGCAGAAGAGACACACGTATCAACATTCTCAAAACCAGATTGGTTTGTACGTGATGATGCAAAGATCAGAGACTTCTGTGACCAGTGGGAGCTAGACCCACAAGATTTAGGACTGTTGTATGACGTTAAGGAACATCGTGTGGTGTTCCCTGTTGTACACAGTGGAGTTACAGTCGATGCCACAGGCAGATCACTAGGTAAACGTATACCTAAGTGGAAAAGATATGGTAAAAGTGACTTGCCATACGCTTCTGGACGTGGTAAAACGGCTGTAGTTGTTGAGGACTGCGTAAGTGCTGCTATTGTAGGTGATGGTGGTGTATATGTCGGGGTCGCAGTGTTGGGTACATCATTGTCCAATGGACACAAGAGGTACTTATCGCAGTTCTCAACAGCAATAATTGCATTAGACCCCGATGCGTTACCCAAGACACTGCAGTTTGCACGAGAGCTACGTCAGTACGTGGACACTATCAAGATCCTGTACTTGCGTGACGATTTAAAATACCGTAACCCTACCGACTTTGAAAACCTTACAACACTAGGAGACACATAATGGAATTATCATTGATACGTAGTCTGATGGACAAAGACTTCTATGACGAGCATCGTGGTGCACGTTGTCCAGACAGACTATTCAGTAAAGATGTACGCAAGATCAAGCAGTCTATTGACACCGCTATGGATCGTTATGAACGTACAGTTACACCAGCAGAGATTGAGGCATTGTTTATGGCGAACAACCCTACCCTCACAACTGCACAGAAGACTGCCTACAGCCACTTGTTTGGGCAGGTAAGTAAGGAGCAGCCAATGGGCAGTGATGTAGCACAAGAGGTGCTATCTAAGCTGTTTCAACAGGTGATTGGTGAGGACATTGCCAACCTTGGCTTTGACTACGTAAATGGTAGCAAGTCTACACTAGAACCATTACGTCAGATGCTTGAGCAGTATGGCGATGACTTCACACCCAACCTACGTATTGATTGGGAAGACATTGACCTTGATACTATTCTTGCCATGACTGACCTTGAGTCACAGTGGACATTCAACATACCCACGTTGACACGTAAGGTTGAGGGTATCAACGCTGGTCATTTGATTGAGGTAGGTGCACGTCCTAACACAGGCAAGACATCCTTCCATGCCTCACTTGTGGCTGGGCCTAACGGCTTTGCATGGCAGGGTGCACGTGTTGTTGTGTTGTGTAACGAAGAAGGCTACCACCGTGTGGCTCACCGTTACATCACGGCAGCTACAGGAATGGACAAGTTTGAGATCGTGAAGAACAAACAGGAAGCCATGCGTGTCTTTGGTCAGATACGTGACAAGATCATGTTCAAGGATGCAACAGGACGTGACATGAATTGGGTTGAGTCAGTGTGCAAGTCATACAAACCTGACGTAGTTATACTAGACAT